GCCAGCCGGTGGCGGCACAGATCTGGTCGATGGTTGCGCCCTCGGGGCGTTGCAGCATCCGGATCACTTCGGCTTGCTTGCTGTTGTCGCGGGTGCGCGGCTTGACCCACGTTGCTTCGGCGGCGATTACGGCGGCTTCCAGTTCGGGATCGCTCATGGCGGCTGGCGCGCCTTCTGCGTTGGCAATGATCTGGTCGAGATTGGCTTCGAATTGACCGATGCTCGTCTTGTTCACTCCGGGGCGAGTTACCCCCAAGGCGTCGTAGGCCTCGGCGGCGACGAACCAGTCGTTGCCGTCGCTGGTGATCAGGGCACGGTTGAACATGCCGTCGAGCACCTTCTTGCGTGCGCCGCCTTTGATGTTGTCGGGGAACCAGTCGATCTTGCCTGCGCTGGTGTTGATGGCCTTGGCAAGGATGGCGTGCTGGGCCGGGGTCAGGTTGGTGGTGGTCATGGGCTGCTCCTTCTGGGTTGGTGGATGACGATGTGATGAACGCGCTGTCTGGGACTGAAGCCAAGCGCTTTCTGCTTGGCTTGGCGGCTTTCCCGTCAGTCCTTGGCGATTTCCGCTTCCGCAGCCTTCGGGCTCGACGCGCCGAGTTCGACGCCCGCCTCGAAGGCCGCTTCCAGCGCGTCCCGGATGCACCACACCGCCGTGTCGTGGAAGTCCAGGCTGTCGGCATGGCGGGTTTGCAGGGTGTCGATGCCCAGATGCTTTTGGGCGATCAGGGTGAGGATGTTGTCGATCTGGCTCATGGCGTGTTCCTTTCGGGGGTGGTTGGCGTGACGTGATGAACGCGCTGTTCCCGATGGAAGCCAAGCTCAATCTGCGGACATGACGAACAAATGAGTGAAGGTGACGATGGGACTCTCGATTCGCGCCTACGCGCGCCACCGTGGCGTGTCGCACGTGGCCGTGAAAAAGGCCATCGACACCGGGCGGATCACGCCGCTGTCTGACGGCACGATTGATCCGGACACGGCGGACGCCCAGTGGGCACAAAACACATTGCAGCCGCGCAGCGCCTCTGCGCCAGAGAAGGTCAGCACCGCGAAGGCGCGGCGCGTGGTAGCGACGAACGAAGCAGCACCCCAGCGCGATGCCGTCGACGCCAGCACTGCGCCGATGTCGACGAGCGGCACCTCGCTGTTGCAGGCGCGCACGGTCAACGAGGTGCTCAAGGCCAAGCTCAACAACCTGGAGCTGGCGCACCGAAAGAAGGAACTGGTGGATCGGGCGCAGGCCGTTGCACACGTTTTCAAGCTCGCGCGCATTGAGCGTGATGCGTGGTTGAACTGGCCTGCGCGCGTCTCAGGGCAGATGGCGTCCACGCTCGGCATCGACGCGCACCAGATGCACGTGGCGCTCGAATCTGCCGTGCGCGAACACTTGATTGAATTGGGCGAGTTGCGTCCGCGCGTGGATTGATGATGATGGACTACGAAGGTGCCCAGGAAATCGAACGGGCGTGGCGCGATGGGCTCACTCCCGACCCGCTGCTCACGGTATCGGAATGGTCAGATCGCCACCGGATGCTCTCCAGCAAGGCGTCTGCCGAGCCGGGGCGCTGGCGCACCAGCCGCACGCCGTACCTCAAGGCGATCATGGATTGCCTGTCGCCGACTTCTCCGGTCGAGCGGGTGGTGTTCATGAAGGCAGCGCAGCTCGGTGCTACCGAAATGGGGTCGAACTGGATCGGCTACGTCATCCACCACGCACCGGGGCCGATGATGGCCGTCTGGCCGACGGTGGAGATGGCCAAGCGCAACTCCAAGCAGCGGATTGATCCGCTGATCGAGGAGTCGTCCGCCTTGGCCGAACTGATCGCCCCGGCGCGCTCGCGCGACTCGGGCAACACCATTCTGGCCAAGGAGTTCCGGGGCGGCGTGCTGGTGATGACCGGGGCGAACAGTGCAGTAGGCTTGCGCTCGATGCCGGTGCGCTACCTGTTCCTCGACGAGGTTGACGGGTATCCGCTGGATGTCGAGGGTGAAGGCGATGCGATCTCGCTGGCCGAGGCGCGCACGCGCACCTTTTCCAGGCGCAAGATCTTCATCGTGTCGACGCCAACGATCTCGGGGGCATCGGCCATCGAGCGTGAGTACGAGGCCAGCGATCAGCGCCGCTACTTCGTGCCGTGCCCGCACTGCAACCACCCGCAGTCGCTGCGCTTCGAGCAACTGCGCTGGGACAAGGGGCAACCGGAAACCGCTGCCTACATCTGCGAGGCCTGCGACACCGCGATTTCCGAGCACCACAAGACCTGGATGCTGGAGCGCGGCGAGTGGCAGGCGATGGCGCAGGGCAAGACGGCAGGCTTTCACTTGTCGTCCCTGTACAGCCCAGTGGGTTGGCGCTCCTGGAGTGATATCGCTGCTGCGTGGGAAGCCGCCGTCAACAAGGAGTCGGGATCGGCCGCCGCGATCAAGACCTTCAAGAACACCGAACTGGGCGAGACCTGGGTCGAGGAAGGTGAAGCACCTGACTGGCAACGGCTGGTCGAGCGCCGTGAGGAGTACCGCATCGGCAGCGTGCCGCAAGGCGGTCTGCTGCTGGTCGGCGGCGCGGACGTGCAGAAGGATCGCATCGAGGCCTCGGTCTGGGCCTTCGGACGCGGCAAGGAATCGTGGCTGGTCGAGCACCGCGTGCTGATTGGCGACACCGCCCGCGACGCGGTGTGGAAAGCCTTGGCCGCGATGCTCGCCGAGCAGTGGACGCACGCCTCGGGCGCGGCGATGCCACTGGCGCGCTTCGCGCTGGACACCGGCTTTGCCACGCAGGAGGCCTATGCCTTCGTGCGTGCCTGCCACGATCCGCGCGTGATGGCGGTCAAGGGCGTACAGCGCGGTGCCGCTCTGATCGGCACGCCGACGGCCATCGATGTCTCGCAGGGCGGAAAGAAGCTGCGCCGGGGCATCAAGGTTTTCACGGTGGCGGTTGGGATCGCCAAGCTGGAGTTTTACAACAACCTGCGCAAGAGCGCGGATGTGGGCGAGGACGGCTTGACCCCGGTGTTTCCGGCAGGGTTCGTCCATCTGCCCAAGATCGACGCCGAGTTCATCCAGCAACTGTGCGCCGAGCAACTGATCACCCGCCGCGACCGCAACGGCTTCCCGGTGCGCGAGTGGCAAAAGATGCGCGAGCGCAATGAAGCGCTCGACTGCTACGTCTACGCCCGCGCGGCCGCATCGGCGGCCGGACTGGATCGCTTCGAGGAACGCCACTGGCGGGAGTTGGAGCGGCAACTTGGGGTTGCGCCCCCACCGGATGAGCCACCGCCCATCCAAGACATCGAATTGAACGAGGCCACCCATAGCGGTGGCCTCGCTGTTTCTGGCAACCGCAATTCTGGTAGGCGGGTCATCAAGAGCCGCTGGCTCGGCTGACTGACACGCCGATGAGGACACCGTGACTTACACCACCACCCAACTCGAAGCGCTCAAACGGGCTCTTGCCACCGGCGAGCGGCGCGTGAGCTTCGGCGACAAGACGGTCGAGTACCGCAGCGTCGAAGAGCTCCAGGCCGCAATCCGCACGGTCGAGGCGGAGATCGCGCGCAACGCCGGTGCCAGCCCGAAGCGCCAGATCCGCATCACGACTGCGAAGGGCTTCTGATGGCTTGGTACTCGAAAATTCGTACCCTGTTCGGCCAGCCACCCGTTCATGAGGCGGCCGGTCGTGGCCGTCGTTCACTGGCGTGGATGCCCGGCAACCCCGGCGCGGTCGCCGCGATGCTGGCGACCAGCAACGAACTGCGCGGCAAGAGCCGTGACCTCGTGCGCCGCAATGCGTGGGCGCAGGCCGGGATCGAAGCCTTCGTGGCCAATGCGGTCGGTACTGGCATCAAGCCGCAAAGTCTGTCCGGTGACGAGCGGTTCAAGGCCGAGGTGCAGGCGCTGTGGCGCGATTGGGTCGAGGAAGCCGACGCGGCCGGACAGACGGACTTCTACGGCTTGCAGGCGCTGGCCTGTCGGGCGATGCTCGAAGGTGGCGAATGCCTGATCCGACTGCGGCCTCGCCGTCCGGAGGATGGCCTGTCGGTGCCCCTGCAGCTCCAGTTGCTGGAGCCCGAGCACCTGCCCATCAACCTGAACACCGATCTGCCGTCCGGCAACGTCGTGCGCTCCGGCATCGAGTTCGACAACCTTGGGCGGCGCGTGGCCTACCACCTGTACCGCTCGCACCCGGAGGACGGGCCGTACATGTCACCGATTGCCCCGATGTCGGGCCAGGGCGGGATGGACACGGTGCGCATCGAGGCCAAAGAGATCATTCACCTGTTCCGCGTGCTGCGCCCAGGCCAGATCCGGGGCGAGCCGTGGCTGTCGCGGGCGCTGGTCAAGCTCAACGAGCTCGACCAGTACGACGACGCGGAGCTGGTACGCAAGAAGACCGCAGCGATGTTCGCGGGCTTCGTCACGCGCGCCAACCCGGAAGACAACCTGATGGGCGAAGGTGCAGCGGACGCCGACGGGATTGCGCTTGCCGGACTGGAGCCGGGCACGCTGCAGATCCTGGAGCCGGGCGAGGACATCAAGTTCTCCGATCCGGCTGACGTTGGCGGTTCGTACTCCGAATTCCTGCGCACCCAGTTCCGCGCGGTTGCCGCCGCCATTGGTATCACCTACGAGCAGTTGACCGGCGATCTGACCGGCGTGAACTACTCGTCCATTCGCGCCGGGATGCTGGAGTTCCGGCGTCGCTGCGAGATGGTGCAGCACGGGGTGCTGGTGCATCAGATGTGCCGTCCGGTGTGGGCAGCCTGGATGAAGCAGGCGGTGCTTGCCGGTGCAATCGACGCCCCCGGGTTCGCGCGTGGCGGGTCAGCCCGTCGTCGTCAGTACCTCGCGGTGAAGTGGATTCCCCAGGGCTGGCAGTGGGTCGATCCCGAGAAGGAATTCAAGGCGATGTTGCTGGCGATCCGCGCAGGCTTGATGTCTCGCTCGGAAGCCATCTCAGCCAACGGCTACGACGCTGAAGACGTCGACCGGGAGATCGCTGCCGACAACCAGCGCGCCGACGACCTCGGACTGATCTTCGACTCCGACCCTCGCTACACGTCGAAGGACGGCGGCAGTGCGGAACCCAACCGCAATACCGCCGACGCATCCGGCACCAATTCGACTGCCTGAAGGACTTCCCATGACCTTGCTGCCGCATCTGGCGGCGCGCCTCTTTGGCGTGCCGCTGGCCATCCATCGCCCAAAACTTGACGTGATCCTGTCCGTGCTTGGCCCCCGGGTCGGCATTGCCGATCTGGCCGCAGCCCCTGGCTATACGCAGCCCCAACGTGACAACAGCGCCGCATCCGGATCGCCGCACGGCGTGGCCGTCATCCCGATCCACGGCACGCTGGTGCGCCGCACCGTGGGGCTGGAGGCCGAGTCGGGGCTGACCAGTTACGCGGGGCTCGCCGCGCAACTGGACGCCGCTATCGGCAATCCGGAGGTGTCGGCCATCCTGCTCGACATCGATTCGCCGGGTGGCGAGTCGGGTGGCGTGTTCGATCTGGCCGACCGCATCCGCGCGGCGAGCCAGATCAAGCCAGTCTGGGCCGTGGCCAATGACATGGCCTTCTCGGCTGCCTACGCGCTGGCGTCCGCCGCCAGTCGGGTATTCGTCTCCCGCACCGGCGGTGTCGGCTCGATTGGCGTCATTGCGATGCACGTCGATCAGTCTGAGAAGGACGCGCAGGACGGCGTTCACTACACCGCCGTGTTTGCCGGTGACCGCAAAAACGATCTCAACCCACACGCGCCGATCTCCAGCGAAGCCCACGCATTCCTGAAAGCCGAGGTCAATCGCATCTACGGCCTGTTCGTCGAGACCGTGGCCCGTCACCGGGGCATCGAGGCGTCTGCCGTGCGGGACACCGAAGCCGGACTGTTCTTTGGGCAGGCCGCAGTCGCCATGGGCCTGGCCGATGCCGTCGGCACCTTCGACGACGCGCTGGCGCAACTGCTCGCATCGCTTTCCCCCAACCCGACTCCGGTGGCCGTGGCCGCGCGGGCGGGCTTTCTCAGCAAACACCCCAAGGAGTCATTGATGAATGATCGAACCGTCCCCGCTGCTCTTGATCGGCCTCTTGCTGATCCTGCTGGCAGTTCTCCTCAATCGCCCGCCGCCACGCTGAGCGTGGCCGATGCCGTTGAGATCGCGCAGACCTGCCAGCTTGCTGGCCGCGCCGACTTGATCGCGGGCTTTCTCGAGGCCAACACCGCACCTGTCAAGGTGCGCAGCCAACTGCTTTCGGCCAAGGCCGAAGCCAGTCCCGAAATCACCAGCCGCATCGCCCCCGACGCCGCGCGCCCTGTGGCCAGCAATCCGCTGATTGACGCCGCCAAGCAGATCGCAGCGCAATCCACCAATAAGGAGATCTGAGATGCCCGCTCTAGCCGAACCTCTGAATCTGGGCGACCTGCTCAAGTACGAAGCCCCAAACCTTTACTCGCGCGACCGCGTCACGGTCGCTTCGGGCCAGAACCTGCCGCTGGGCACGGTGGTCGGCGTCGTCACCGCAACGGCCAAGTTCAAACAACTTGATCCGTCCGCAGAAGACGGCACGCAGGTCGCCGCTGGCGTGCTGCTACAGGCCTGCGACGCCGCGTTGATCGACCGTGACGACGGCCTCGTCGTCGCGCGCCACGCCATCGTCGCCCACCACGCGCTCGCGTGGCCCGACGCCATCACCACCGCCGAAAAACTCGCTGCCCTCGCGCAACTGAAGGCGCTGGGCGTGCTCGTCCGTCAAGGAGCCTGATCATGAACAACCCCTTCAGCAATCCTGCATTCTCGATGGCAGCGCTCACCGCCGCCATCAACATCCTGCCCAACCGCTATGGGCGACTGGAAGAACTGAACCTGATGCCGCCCAAGCCCGTGCGTCAGCGCCAGATCATCGTGGAGGAGATGAACGGCGTGCTCAACCTGCTGCCTACGCTGCCACCGGGTTCACCCGGCACGGTTGGCGTACGCGGCAAGCGCAAGCTGCGCTCCTTCGTGGTACCGCACATCCCACACGACGACGTGGTGCTGCCGGAAGAAGTGCAAGGTCTGCGTGCCTTCGGTTCAGAAACGGAAACCGAATCCATCGCCAACGTCGTCGCCCGGCACTTGGAGACCATGCGCAACAAGCACGCCATCACGCTGGAGCACCTGCGTATTGGGGCGCTCAAGGGTGTGATCCTCGACGCCGATGGGTCGGAGCTGGTCGATTTGTTCGATGCCTTCGAGATCGATCAGACCGTTGTCGAGTTTCCGTTTTCCAACGACAAAGGTGACGTCAAAGGCGCCTGCATCGCTACGGCAGCAGCGATCGAAGAAGGTCTCAGCGGCGAATTTTCGACTGGTGTTCATGTGCTGTGCTCGCAGGAATTCTTTGCGGCGCTGATTGCCCACCCGACGGTAAAAACGGCCTATACCAATTGGCAAAACGGTGCCATCTTGATCAACGATGTGCGCAAGGGCTTCACCTATGGCGGCATTACCTTCGAGGAGTACCGAGGGAAAGCTGTAGCGAGAATCGGCGAGAACGTTGTCGTGCGCCGCTTCATCGAGGCAGGCGAGGCCCACGCCTTCCCGACCGGCACCATCGACACCTTCGGCACCTACTTTGCACCAGCCGACTTCAACGAGACGGTGAATACGCTCGGCCTGTCGCTGTACGCCAAGCAGGAGCCGCGCAAGTTTGACCGGGGCACCGACCTGCACACGCAGTCCAACCCGCTGCCGATGTGCCATCGCCCTGGTGTGCTCGTGAAGCTGGTGGCTGCATGATGGGTCTCGTCGAGCAGGTTTATGCCGCCGCTTTGAGCGCGGGCCTGCTGCGTGACTGCCGGTGGCATCCAGCCGATGGCTCCCCNCCCAGCCGATGGCTCGCCGTCGCAGACACACGCGGTCGGCTTCACTGCGCCGGACGACACAGTGTTCGACGGGCTGGCTTCGTCCACCGATTACCAGATGTCCTACCCGGCTTCGGTCCTCAAAGGTCTGGGGCCGCGCGAGGCGGTCGAGATCGATGGTGTGATCTATCAGGTGCGTAGCACCCGGGCCGTGGGCGACGGCTCGGAGATGCGCGCACAGCTCACCCGGGTGTAGTGCCGTGTCCAGCAACTCAATCCGCGAACAGATCCTGCTCGCGGCGATGGCGGCTGTCCGCACGCCGGTGGAATCGCTCGGTGCCACGCTCCACCGCTCGCCCACGGTGGCCATCAGCCGGGAGCAGTGCCCGGCGCTGGTGGTGTTTCCCGAGTCCGAATCCATCACCGAACGCGCCAACGACCGCGTCACGCGCGAGCTCACGGTGCGCCTGGTCGCGCTGGCCCGCGCGGTGCCTCCCGCCATTCCGGAGACAGAAGCCGACCGGCTGCTGACCGCCGCCCACGCCGCGCTACTCGCTGACCGGAATCTGGGTGGCTTGTGCCTTGGCATCCGCGAGCAGGAATGCGAATGGGACGTCGAGGATGCCGATGCAGTGGCCGCAACGATCCCGGCGCGCTACGCGATCACCTACCGGACGCTCGACACCGACCTTTCAGCCAAAGGATGACACCCATGACTTCCATCGCTCTGACTCAGCCGCACACCCACGCGGGCCAAGCCCACAAGGCAGGCGACCGGCTCGATGTGGATGGCGGCACTGCCGACTGGCTCATCGCCAACGGCATCGCCCGCCACGACCGCCAGCCCGCTCCCGTACCGCAGCCGGAAGGCGGCAGCACCTCCATCGAAGCCATTCGCCCCATCAACATCCAACGCAAGGAATCCAAATCATGAGCACCTACGCCAGTTTTCAGGGCCGCGTCTTCCTCGGCAAGCGCGACGAATCCGGCCTGCCCGTCGAAGTGCGCTNGNCCGNCCTCAAGCNCTCGCCGAGCTCAAGCTCTCGCTCAAGACCGATGTGCTGGAGCACTACGAGAGCCAGACCGGGCAGCGCTCGCTCGACCACCGGATGGTTAAGCAGAAGTCAGCCACCGTGAACCTCATCATCGAGGAGTTCACCAAGGAAAACCTCGCCCTGGCGCTGTACGGCAACCACATCACCGGCAGCACCGGCTCGGTGACTGCTGAAACCATCGGTGGCGAGGCTCCGGTGGTTGGCGACCGCTATTTCTTCGCTCACCCTAAGGTGTCGGCGGTCGTGGTCACCGATTCGGCAGGTACGCCCGCGACACTGATCGCAGGCACCCACTACACGGTGGACACCGACTTCGGTGCCCTCCAGTTTCTGGAGATCACCGGCTTCACCGCGCCTTTCAAGGCCGCTTACATCTACGGCGTGACCACCGAAATTGGCATCTTCACGCAGTCGGTGCCGGAGCGGTATTTGCGCCTGGAAGGTATCAATACCGCGCAGGGCAACGCCAAGGTACTGGTCGAGCTGTACCGCGTCGCTTTCGATCCGCTCAAGGAGATCTCTTTCATCTCGGACGAGTACAACAAGTTCGAACTGGAAGGCTCGCTGCTGGCCGACACCACCAAGCCCTATGACGCGGTGCTGGGCCAGTTCGGCCGCATCGTCCAGCTGTGAGGCCTGCCATGAGCGATCTGGACAAACTCGTTCCGCAAGCCGTCGAGATCTCCCTGGCGGGCGACGTCGTTGCCATCAAGCCGCTGAAGATCGGTCAGATGCCTGCCTTTCTGCGGGCCATCACCCCGGTGATGCAGCAACTCGGCAGCAACGGCATTGACTGGCTGGCATTGTTCGGCGAACACGGCGACGACTTGCTGACAGCGGTATCGATTGCCATCGGCAAACCGCGCGCGTGGGTCGATGCACTCGATGCCGACGAAGCGATCCTCGTGGCTGCCAAGGTGATCGAGGTCAATGCCGATTTTTTTACCCGGACCGTGATGCCGCGTCTGAACGAGCAAATGGGCGGTCTGTTCGAGCAGGCGAGCACGGCGACGGCTGGTTTGACACCGTCCAGCACCTAATTGCCCACGGCCACCGACTGCCGGACATCCTCGACTACACCCTGGCGCAGGTGCGCGGCTTCGCAGCCGCCACCGTGCGTGAGGACGCGGCGCGCGATGCGCGGCTGCTCTCGCTGATCGCCATCGGCGCACGCGGCGACTCGCGTCACCTTGACCAGACACTCGATAGGCTCCAAGACCATGCGCATCTCCGTTCGCATCGATAGCAAGGTCGCACAGGCGCAGTTGCGCCGCTGGGGTGGCGAGTTCCGCGAGAAGGTCCAGAAGGTAGTCGCGCGCGGCATCGCCAGTGAGGCAGCCGAACTCAAGCAGGACGTGCGCAGCCACGTCGCGGGCCAGATGACGGTGGTCAAGAAGTCCTTCGTTAAGGGCTTCACCGCCAAGGTGCTGGACAAGGACAAGAACCGGCTGCCCGCGCTCTACGTCGGCTCGCGCATCCCGTGGTCGGGCATCCACGAGCGTGGCGGCGTCATTGGTGGCCGGATGCTGATCCCGCTGCATGGGCGCGTGGGCCGCAAACGCTTCAAGGCGCAGATCGCCGACCTGATGCGCGGCGGCAACGCCTACTTCATCAAGAACGCCAAGGGGAACATCGTGCTGATGGCCGAGAACATCAAAGAACACGACCGGCCACTGTCGGGATTCAAGCGCCGCTACAGGAATTCACTTAGGGCCGAGGGCCTCAGTGGAAAGTCCTTGCGGCTCAAACGCGGCGCGGACGTGCCCATTGCCGTGCTGGTGCCCCGGGTGCAGCTCAAGAAGCGGCTGAACGTCGAAGGCATTGTCGCCGGTCGTATTCCGCGTCTCTCGGCCCGGATCGAGAAGCAGTTGCGGCTGGTGGACTGAGATGGCGAACCGCATTTCCATCCTCGTCGCCCTCGAAGGGGCCGATGAGGGGCTCAAACGCGCCATCACCTCGGCCGAGCGCAGCCTCGGCGGGTNGGGCGCTCCGTTCGATGGAGAGGGTTTGCCGCGGCAGCGAGTGTTGCTGGTGGATCGGGGCATCCCGAAGAATTTGGTGTATTCACGAGCCTCGGCGGGTTTGGCTCCAGCGCCAAGACCGCAGGCGACAAGGCCGCTGCCGGGGTGGCCGAGGTCAAGGCCGGAATGAACGCCTTTGGTGATCAGGTTGCCAAGGCCAAGACGCAGCTGCTGGCCTTCCTCACCATCAACTGGGCCAGCGGCAAGGTGCAGGAGATCGTCCAGATCGCCGATGCCTGGAACATGATGTCCGCACGCCTGAAGCTCGCCACCGCAGGCAGCCGCGAGTACACGGTCGCCCAGAAAGAACTGTTCGCCATCGCGCAGCGCATCGGCGTGCCGATCCAGGAAACCGCCACGCTCTACGGCAAGCTCCAACAGGCGGTGCGGATGCTGGGCGGCGAGCAGCAGGATGCGCTCTCGCTCACCGAAAGTATCTCGCAGGCGCTGCGTATCTCCGGCGCATCGGCTGCCGAGGCGCAGTCGTCCCTGCTGCAGTTCGGTCAGGCCTTGGCCTCTGGGGTGCTGCGCGGCGAGGAGTTCAACTCCGTCGTCGAAAACAGTCCGCGTCTAGCCAAGGCACTGGCCGACGGCCTGAACGTGCCCATCGGACGGCTGCGCAAGCTCGCCGAGGAAGGTCGGCTCACCGCCGATGTGGTGGTCAACGCCCTGATGAGCCAGAAGGACAAGCTGGCCGCCGAGTACGCAGAACTGCCGATGACCGTGAGCCAGGCCTTCACGCGCCTGTCGAACGCCTTCGGCCAGTGGATCAGCCGTCTGGACGAATCGACCGGCTTCACCAAGAAGCTCGCCGAGGCCCTGACGTGGCTGTCGGAGAACCTGGACACGGTGATGAAGTGGCTGGGGCGGATCGCCGAGGTCGGCCTCGCGGTACTGGTCTACCGCCTGATCCCGGCGCTGATCATCGCTTGGCAGACAGCAGGTGCGGCGGCGGTGACGGCGGCCAGCACCACGGCGGCGGCGTGGGCAGCGGCCAACCTTTCGGTGTCGAACGCCATCGCCACCGTCGGCAAGCTGCGCGTCGCTTTCGGGGTGCTCGGTGCGGCCATCATCGGCTGGGAGATCGGGAGGTGGCTGTCGGAGAAGTTCGAGATCGTCCGCAAATCGGGCATCTTCATGGTCGAGGTGCTGATGAAAGGCATCGAGCACCTGCGCTTCCAATGGGAAGTGTTCGCCGCCATCTTCACGTCCGACACCATCGCTGAAGCCACCAAGCGCCACGAACAGCGGCTCGCGGAGATGAATCGCATCTTTGCCGAGATGTACGCCGACGCCACCGAAGGCGCAAACGCAGCCCAAGGCGCGATGAACACCGCCGCGACCGCTGCCGAGGAGATCGCCAAGCGACTCGAAGCCGTGCGCCAGGGCACGCAGGAAGCGGTCGGGCGTGGCATCGAGGCGGTGCACGCCGCGCTGGAAAAGCTCAAGTCCCGGCTCGGCGAGGTCGAACAGGCCGTCGGCAAGGCCCAAGGTGTGGTGGGCGACGCCACCGCCAAGATGGCCGAAGCCTACAAGGGGCTGACCACCATCGTCGAGGCGAGCCTCGCACAGCAGGTGCAAGCGGTGAAGAACCGCTACGACCAGGAGAAGGCGGAACTGGAGCGTACCCAGCAGTCCGAAACCGCCAAGATCACCAAGTCCACGCAGCTGCTTACCGAGGCGCTGACACAGCAGGCGACCCTGCGCCGTCAGGCCACGACCGAGACGCTCGGTCTGATCGATCAGGAAACGCAGGCGCGCAAGGAGGCTGCCGCCCGGCAAGGCCAGACCGAGGAGGAGCGCCGTGCCAACGTGCAGCGTGTCGAGAACGACATCCTCGCAACCAAGAGCCAGACCCTGGGGCAGGCGCTCACGGAGTACCGCCAGCACATCGACGCTCTCAATGCTGAAGCCAACCGGCATCTGGCGGAAGTGCAGCGCATCGAGCAAGCCAAGCGCCAGTTGTCGATGTCCACGGAGGAGCGCATCCGCGACATCCGCCGTCAGGGTATGACGGAGTACGAGGCCACGGAGGATCGCAAGCGCCAGATTGCCGAGATGCAGGAGCAGGCGCGCCGGGCGCTGGCCAACGGTGAATTGGAGCTGGCCCGCCAGCTTGCGCAGAAGGCGATGGATACGGCCGCGCAGGTGGCCACCAGCCAGACCAACGAGGCCAAGCGCGCCGAGGAAGCGCGCAAGCAGTCCGAACAGGCGGTGTCGCAGGCCGCGCAGCTCGAAGCGCAGTCGCGCGAGGCCTACCGCAGGCAGGAGTACCAGCAGGCCACCGAATTGATGCGGCAGGCCGATCAGTTGCGCGCGGAACTGGCGCAGAAGGCCAAGGATGCCGACGTGCAGGCCGCGCAGGGCAAACAGGGCGTGCGCGATGCCATCGACCGCATTCGCCAGTCCGAGGAGATTCTCAACCAGACGCTGGATGCTGAAAGCGCGGCGCACCAGACGGCGGCACGCTCGGCAATCACGGCGCGCGATGAGATTCAGCGGACGCTGACCGAGACCACGCGCCAGATCGACGACATCACGGCCAAGCTCAAGGACGGGCTGAAAGCCACGCTCGATGCCGACACCACGCGCTTCGACAAGGCCATTGCTGATCTGGACAAGGCGCTGGCCGAAAAGGAATACCTGCTCCAGATCCAGGCCGATCTGCAGGAAGCGGAGAAGAAGCTCAAGGAATACGAGCAGTTGCTCAAGGAAGGCAAGACGCTGCCGGTCGATGCCGATGTGTCCAAGGCCAAGGAGGCACTGGATAAGCTCAAGGCCTACGCTGACCAGAACGCGCAGTTCGAGCTGAAGGTGGCGACCGAGAAGGCGCAGGCGGCCATCACCAATGTCGAGGGGATGATCAAGGCGCTGGATCGCATCCAGACCGAGTCCCGCCATCAGGTCAGCACCAATGCCGAAGCGGCCCGTGCCGAGATCATGAGCCTGAACGGGGCGAACACCTCCAGCACCCACACCATCTACGTGACCAAGGTGGAAACCAATGCCACCGGCGGTCTGGTCGGTGGCGGCGTGCGCCATTTCGCCGATGGCGGCGCGGTGGCTCCAGCCTTTCCCCGGATGAGTGGTGGTTCGGTGCCCGGCTCCGGCCACCACGACACCGTACCGCGCACCCTGAACGCCGGTGCCTTCGTCATTCGCAAGGCGGCAGTGCAAAAGTACGGCAGCGGAACACTCTCGCGGCTGGCCAATAGCGTCGCTCACTTTGCCTCCGGTGGCTTTGTGGGGGGTGAAAAAACGAAGAAAAACCGCGAAGTTGTTCAGGCGCAAAAGATGATGGAACTGGGCATGGTGAGCATCAACACGGGCAGTTGGGGCGGCCCGATTGCCAACCAGGCTACGCGCAATCACTGGTCGAAGCTGTGGAATCTGGACAAGCCCGTGCTCGAGCGCCTGGAGTCGCTCAAGACCTTGACGAGCCGAGAGCAGGGCGCTTTGTCAGCGATTATTGAGCGTTGGAAATGGGCCATGAATAACAGCAAGCAAGACCTGGAGCGCGAGCTGATCGACTACATGGAGCAAAACCAGGGCGAGTTTTACCGCCGCGGTGGCTTGGCGAAATCCGACACTGTGCCAGCAATGCTCACTCCGGGTGAGTACGTAGTCAACCGATCGGCGGTGGCGCGCCTTGGCGTGGGCTTCTTTGAAGCCATCAACAACCTGTCTGCCCCGGCGCAGGCCCTGGCCGGGCGTGCGCTGGCGGGCATTCAGGGCTTTGCCACCGGTGGTCTGGTGCAACCCGTTGGCAGCAGCCTGCCACGTCCCTCATTGCCCGAAGGTACGCCCACCCGCATCGTGCGCGTGGAACTGTCCTCGGGACAGCAGAAGGTCACCGCCACCGTCGATGCGCGCGACGAAGCGCGCCTCTTGCAACTGCTAGACGCCGCCCGCGCCCGCACTGTCTGAGATTCCCTGATGCAACTGAAGAACCTCGCCACCGGGGTGGCTTTGCCATTGCCCGACGACTTGCTGTGGGCAGACGAACACGCGTGGTCGCCTGCCGTCGCCAATGCGTCCTACCTGATCACCGGGGCCTTGCTGATCCAGTCAGCGACGCGGCAGGCCGGTCGGCCGATCACCCTGGTGGGAGCACCCGATATGGCCTGGGTGACGCGTGCCGCTGTCGAGCAGTTGCGCGGTTGGGCAGCGATTCCGGTGGGTGGCGCCACAGGCCGCTTCGAACTGACTTTCGCCGATGGCCGGGTCTTCACGGTCGCTTTCCGCCACCAGGAGGTCGCCATCGAGGCCGAGCCCGTGCTGGGCATCCCGGCGCGAACCGGCAACGACTTCTACCGCCTGACCCTTCGATTTTTGGAGATTGCCTGATGCCAATTCAATCTGGCGACGTGAAGCTGCTCAAGTCCGCCGTGATGGCGGACGTGCCCGAAGGCGGCGGCGCGCCCACGGGCCTCGTGATTGCCGATGGCGTCTCAAACGCCATCTTGCCCGACATCTCCGAGCTGGATCGCGCCGGAGGCCGTGTCAACCTGCGCAAGAGCTTCGTGCAAGTGGCCACGGATGACACCGACACCTACTTCGGGGCCAACGTCATCGTGGCCGAGCCGCCGCAGGACGAGCGCGTCAGCGTCACGCTGTTTTCCACCCGCAAGACCTTCGACACCCGTGAGCAGGCGCAGACCCGCATCGAGGCCTACCTCAACAAAGGGCCGGAGTGGGCGGGCTACCTGTTCGAGAACCACATTGCGGGCCAGCGGGTGATCCAGCTCTTCCAACGCCTCAGCGACGCCGTGCCCAACGTCGGCCAGACCCTCGTCCTGATCGAGAACGAAGGACTGCCGACGCAGAAGGAGCAGTACATCCGCGCCACCGCCGTGTCGGTGGTCGAGCGCAGCTTCACTTACAACACCGACCAGGACTACAAGGCGGCGGTCGTCACCGTCGCCATCAGCGACGCGCTGCGCTTTGACTTCACGGGCTCGCCCGCCAGCCGAACGTTCACGCGGGCAACCAACAGCACTAAAACGCGCGACACGGTGGTGGCCGACGCGGGCACCTACGTCGGCGTCGTGCCTTTGATGCAGGCTGCCAATGTGGGCGACTTCACCATCAAGGGCGCGTCCATCTACACGCAGCTCGTGCCCAGCGCCCAGACCGAGACGCCGATTTCCTTCGTACCCCCCTACGCCGCAGCAGGATTGCCGGTGCCGGGCGCTGCGCCCGTGAGCTACACGGCCAGCCACGCCTGGAACACCAGCATCAAATTCAACCTGCCGGGTGGCTGCCTGCCGGGGTCGCTGTCCATCGTCACCGATGGCATCACGATCTTCGACGATGCGGGCCTGCTCAAGACCGCCAGCGGCCTGCTTGGCACCATCGACTACGCCAACGGCATCCTGAGCCTGAACTCCGGCTCGATGTCGGGCAGCAAGGCCGTGACCTACACGCCTGCTGCGCAACTGCAGCGGGCGCCGCAAAGCTCGGAGATCGCGGTCACGCCGGAGTCGCGCAGCCAGTCCTACGTCGGCACCGTAAATCCGGTGCCACAACCCGGCACGCTTGCCATCAGCTACATGGCGCAGGGCCGCTGGTACGTGCTGTCGGATGGCGGCAATGGCTCTCTCAAAGGGCTGGATGCCAGCTACGGCGCGGGCACTTTCAACAAGAACACCGGAGCCTTCGTCGTGACCTTGGGGGCATTGCCCGACGTGGGCTCGTCGCTGATCCTGACGTGGAACGTGCCGACCCAGGAAACGCAGCAGCCAACTGCCGCCCTGAAGGCATCGCAGGCCCTGCAGCTTGCCCCGCCCGAAGGCAAGAGCGTGCAGCCGGGCACGCTCACCATCACCTGGCCACACGAGAGCGGCACGGGCACCCGCACGGCGTCCGCCACCACGTCTGGCGAGCTCAGTGGAGCCGCCACCGGCAATTTGAACGTCGCGCAGAACCTCTTGAGCTTCGCGCCGAATGTCCTGCCGCCCGTCGGCGCGCTGCTGACGGTGGACTACGTTGCAGGCCCCAAGCAGGAAGACAGCTTCGCGCACCCTTCGCGCGATGGCCAGGGCAGAGTGCCGGTGACTGCGACCCTGGGCACCATCGAGCCGGGTTCGCTGGAGATCGAGTGGAGCACCCTGACCGACACCGCCGTGCTCGGTGTCTACACCCTGCAGCAGATTCAGGCAATGGGGCTGGGGCTTTGGAATCTAGTCGACCCCACGCAGTACGCCCGCGACGATGGGGTGGGCAACGTGCTGCGCGCAGGCCAAGTCATCGGCAGCGTCAACTACGCCACCGGCGCGGTGCAGTTTCAGCCGGACGTCACCCTCAAAATTCCAAGCCCCGTCTATGGTGCGCAGCGCATCGGCTGGGCATCGGGTGCGGTGCAGATGTTTCGCCTCAACTACGGCGGCATCAGTTACGTGGATGCGCCGTCGATGTACCCCAACGACGAGTCCGGCTACGTCAAGCTGCGCTACAACAGCGCGGGCTCGACCAGCAACCACAGCGAGACGTTCGCGTTCAGCCCATCGTTCCGGTTGGTGCCTGGCGTCAATGCGCAGGTGGTGACCGGCACCGTATTGCTGGCCATCGCGGGCAGCCAGCCCTGGGGCCATCAATTGTGGGGAGATAGCGGTCAGGGCACGCTGCGCGAATTCACGCCCAGCGGCTGGGTCACGCGCGGCAGCATCAACTACCTCTCGGGCGCGGTGACGCTCACCTCATGGGCGGCGGGCGTGGCCAACAACATCACGCGCGCCAGTTGCGTGACCACCGTGGGCGAGAACATCTCCAGCGAGTACGTGTTCCGCACAGGAGCTGCGCCGCTGCGCCCAGGATCGCTCTCCATCCAGTTCGCCCGCGCGGTGGGTGGAACCCAGACCGTGACCGCAGGCATCGACGGTGCGATCACCGCATCCGGCGTCAGCGGCAATGTCGACTACGACACCGGCCTTGTGCGGGTGCGGTTTGGCACCACGGTCACGGCGGCGGGCAATGAGGGCGAGCCGTGGTTCGACGCCGAGAACGTGCGTACCGACGGCACGATCTTCCGGCCAGAGCCAGTGGCGACCTCCAGCCTGCGTTACAGCGCCGTGGCCTACAGCTACCTGCCCCTGGATGCGCCGTTGCTGGGCATCGACCCGGTGCGACTGCCCAGCGACGGGCGTGTGCCGATCTTCCGTCCGGGCGGCTTCGCCGTCGTCGGCCACACCGGGCGCATCACCGCGTCGGTCAGCAACGGCCAGACCATCGACTGCGCCAGGGTGCGTCTGTCGCGCGTGCGCGTGGTCGGCTACAACGGCGTGGTGATTCACACAGGCTACACCGCCGATCTGGAAGCAGGCACCGTCACGTTCACCGAGGTGACGGGCTACAGCCAGCCAGTGACCATCGAGCACCGCATCGAGGACATGGCCGTGGTGCGCGACGTGCAGATCAACGGCGAGATCAGCTTCACGCGCCCGCTGACGCATGACTATCCCCTTGCCAATCCCACCAGTCCCGGCGACCCCGTCTCCGGCAGTTTCGTCTCGAGTGCACTGGTGGCCGGTGACCTGTTCGCCCGCGTGAACCTCGTGTTCGATCAGAGCACCTGGAACGGCAGTTGGTCGGACGAACTATCCGGTAGCGCCGCGACGGCCACCTTCAACCACACGCAGTACCCAATCACGGTCACCAATCGCGGTGCGCTCACCGAGCGCTGGGTGGTGCGCATGACCAACAGCACTTCGTTCGAGGTCATCGGCGAGAACGTCGGCGTGATCGCCAATGGCAACACCAGCGCCGACTGCGCCCCCAACAACCCGGCGACCGGGGTGCCGTACTTCCGCCTGCCCGCCCTGGGTTGGGGCAACGGCTGGGCCACCGGCAACGTGCTGCGCTTCAACACCATCGGCAGCCAGTTCCCGGTCTGGGTGGTGCGCACCGTCCAGCAGGGACCGGAGTCCGTGCCCGACGACCACTTCACGCTGCTGATTCGCGGCGACGTGGACACACCCTGATCCCCGAAACCTTCTCGCAGGAATTCCTATGACCGACTTGACCGTCAAATACTTCAGCAGCGGCATGACCGGCGCGCCCCAGATCGCCAATAACTGGGGCGATCTGGTGACGATGCTCGACGCCTGCCTCGTGAACGGCTTCGCCTTAAAGGCTATCGACACATTGACCGTTGCCGACGGCATCGCCACGGCCACCATTTCCTCGGGCCACGCCTATCGGCCTTTTCAGGTGGTCGAGATCGCTGGCGCTGAGCAGCCCGAGTACAACGGGCAGTTCCGCGTGCTGACAACGACCATGACCACGTTCACCTACGCGCTGACAGGCACGCCGGTGTCACCCGCGACGACCACCACGAATCTGAGCGCCAAGGTGGCTTCGCTTGGGTGGGAGAAGCCTTTTGCGGGGACGAGCAAGGCCGCCTACCGCAGCAAGAACCCCCAGTCGCCGCAGAACATCTTGCTGATCGACAACAGTCACAAGACGCCCAACTACGCGACCAGTTGGGCCAAGTGGGCCAACGTCGGAATCGTGGAAGACATGTCTGACATCGACACGATTGTTGGCGCGCAGGCCCCCTATGACCCGAATAACCCAACGCAGAATTGGAGGCAAGTCAGCGCCAGTCAGTGGGGGTGGCACAAGTGGTACCACGCGAGGGGTGGCCAGTATGAAAGCGCCGGTGACAGCGGCGGCGGTGGCCGCAACTGGGTGCTGATTGGTGACGACCGGCTGTTCTTCCTTTTTTGCACCAACGCGGCGGGCTACGGCTGGTATGGCCGCAATAGCTATTGCTTTGGCGACCTCATCAGCTTCAAGCCCGGTGACAACTACGCCACGGTGCTGGCGGCTGACGACAACTACTCGGGGATGAGTAACCACTGGAGTTACCCGGGTCAATACGGCGGCTACGGATTGGTGTGCTCACTGGATTTCTCGGGCAAGCTGCTGCTGCGTAACCACACCCAACTCGGCAACCCGGTGCGGTTTGGGCTCACGTCCCTGAACACGAACAACGGCCAGCAAATCTGCGGCCGGGGCCCGATGCCGTTTCCGAACGGAGCCGACTACAGTTTGTGGCTGCTGCCCACCTACGTGCGGCAGGAGGATGGCCATATGCGCGGCATCCTGCCCGGAATGCTGTGGATGCCGCAAGACCGGCCCTACAGCGATCAGAGCATCGTGGACAACGTGGTGGGGCAGGCGGGTAAGCGCTTCCTGCTGGTCAGGACGCAGTACAGCGGGGAAGCCGAAGGCGCGCAGATCGCGTTCGACATCAGCGGCCCGTGGAGGTAAGCCATGAGCTACCCGCTGAGCGAGTCCTTCGCCACTGCGCCTGCCGCCGGTTACACCGCAGTTCTGGGCGGAATGTCCGCGACGCACAACAGCGCGCAGCAATCCATCGACATCTCGGCTCCCAACAGCCAGTCCATCCTGCGCTTCAATGAAACCGCACACGGCGATTTCTGGTTCCAGGCGGATGTCGAGCTGCTGACCGACCCGAGCGCCCGCAAGCACATCGGCCTGTGGATGACCTCCGGCAATGGCTCCGAAGGCTACCGGTTCGCACATCTCGATGGTGGTTGGAGCGTGACCCGCTGGAACAGTGGCTTCGGCGATGGTGCGGCGGTATCTGGCGGCATCAACGAAGGGGCCAAGCCCGTCGCTGGTTTTGCCGACGTGGCCCCGACCTTCAACGTCGGCCAGCGGATGATCCTGCGCTGCGAGGTGATCACCGGAGCCTTTGACGCCCATGGTGTGCCGTGGGCGCGGTTGATTCAGTTCAAGGCTTGTGGCGTGCTGATGTTCCAGATTGGCGATGCTGCCTACCGGGGCAAGCTGATCCCGGGCGTATTTCTCTATGGAGCGACTGCCCGTGTCCACGCGATTGCGGGTGACACACCTTCCGGTCTGCCCGCGTTTCCCGTGACGGTGAGCGTGAACGCCGCAGATGACCTTCTGCCGCTGTCGGGTGGTTCGACCTCGGTGCTGCCTGACCATGCTGCCCACATCGGCGTCAATGCCGATTGCGACCTGAGGCGCTTGAACAGTCCCAACTATGAGCTGTGGAGCCGGGGCGGTGGCTACGACTGGCACGTTCACGCGATTCCGAATTACCGCAAGAACATCCACTTTAGTGGCCACGGCTTCATCACCGGAACGGTCAAGGAGAAAGGCCAGCCCGACCAGCCCCTGGTGCGGCGCGTGCAATTGGTCAGCGAGAACACCCGCATCCTGGTGGCTGAAACCTGGAGCGACGCTACCGGGGTGTACCGGTTCGAGCTGCTCGACCTGTCTCAGAGATACACCGTAGTTAGCTACGACTACAAGCAGCTGTACCGCGCCGTGATCGCGGACAACCTACGCCCGGAGATGATGCCGTGACCGTTTCCATCACTGTCGAACATAACGAGGCGCGTCTGGTGGGTACCTTGGCCTTCCTCGACGCAGGCACCAACCCGGCGCGCCTGCGCATCTACGGCGGAACGCGGCCGCCCAATCCAGCGGATACGCCTACGAGCGCGATGCTGGTCGAGATCAGGCTCACCAAGCCCGCAGGCACGATTGCGGGGGGACTCCTCACCCTGACGCAACAGGAGGACGGATTGATCACCAGCACCGGCGTCGCCACGTGGGCGCGGCTGGTCAACGGCAACGAAGTCACGGCTTTGGATCTGGATTGCAGCGGTACTGACGGCGATGGCGATGTGAAACTGGCCGCTACCCAACTCTATCTGGGCGGTGACGCCCGGATGGTGTCGGCCATCCTGGGGTAAGCTGTGCCTGCCGTGTCCAACGAGGTGACCCTGGTCGCCACGTTGCCCGCGCCCGCCGTCACC